GTTATATTCTTTATTAGTTTGAGTGTTATATAATTTAACAATTGTTTTTCCTCTATACTTAGGAACTTGTTTACCATCAATGGTAGTGTATCCTAAAAATTCTCCCTTTTCTTCGAATGTCATTATGTTCTATCCTGTTCTAATACACTAACAAAAACATTAGCAGATGTCACGGTCGTTTGAAAATGTAAAGCATCTGATTCTTCTAAAACTAAAAGAGTACTTTGATCTCCTTCAAGGAATTCTTTTGTAGTAGCGGCAGCTACTGAAGTTATACCCCTATAAATATAGGCTGCAGTTGACTCATTATCATATACTTTTAAAATCCAATTAGCTGGATTAGTAGCATGAACATTATATGCAGAAATAGATTTAACCAAGGCTACATTTGCTTCCGGGCATGTATAAACAGTAGTGATACTTGTTGTTGCTACGGGTACTATATTAATTTTATATTTATTAGCCATTTCTTCTTTTCCTTTTTATACCTTAACTTGTAAATAAAGTAAAGGCTTCCATTTCATCCTTTAACTGTTGTTGATAAGTAGTGTTTAATTTCTGTACAATATTAACTACATTATTAGATAAACCCTGGAGATTTATTTGATCAAATTCTGGTCCTTGAATCTCAGTTATAACTTCTACTATCTTTGCCATTACCTTCTGCCTCCTGCTTGTATGTCTAATCTAAAAGTTCCCATTCTCCAGCTTTGACCAGTGCTTATATTTCCTACTTTTATAGCAATCTGTCGTGCTCTTTTCCTTGTCCAGATTTGAGTAGTGGATGTAGTACTATTATAAGAAGTAGAAACAGCAGTGCTTGTTGGAAATGCTTTAGAGTTTAAATACACTTTAGCATCACCAGTTTGTTCTCCAAAGTCAGGGATCACTCTACTAATTCTCATCATGAATTCTCCTTGGCCCTCTAGTCCTTCTTGTCTACTAATGTCATAATCTCCTGATTCTACAAAACCTTGTACAGCTGTCGTAGCTCCAGTCGCTTTTACTTCATCTGTTCCTATATTGTGTTGCCAGAAATAACTTGCTCCATTTGTAACTCCTCCCACAGTTGGAACTGTAGGGGCCACTCCTGTTTCATACTCCGTTGCATAAGGATTAGAGTATACTCCTTGCTGTACCCATGTAGTTCTATCTAAAGAAGAAGTATACCAAATAGGTCTTTCCGGAGTTGATTCTAAATAGTTATAAGTAACAGATCGATCTACATAACTCGATCCACTACTACAATAAAACCATGTGACTTCTCCAAATATATTATCCACCGCCGCATGAACTTGCTGATTGGCATTAGTATTAATATCATTAAAGACATAATCTTCTACCAAACATAACATACTTTGAACACGACCTCCTGCGAATCTAAAGAAACCATTAGGTCCCATCCAGTATGCTATACCATCGATTTCAACTGATGCATGTTGACTAGAAATACCACAGTTAGTTCCAACTTGATCAAATCCAAAAGTAAACGGAGGACCAATAAATCTCATGGTGTACATAGCAGTATCAGACCAAATATATAAAGCAGTCCTTCCTGTCATACACGCCATTAGTTTAGAACCATCTGGTAGTTTTTGACTTCCAGCTGTGTTGGTAGCAGTGGGAGTATAAGTATTAATATCTTCTTGGTCAGAAAATCTTACAAACATATCACTAATACTATTAGCAGTTCCTATTATTAATTCAGTTCCTATAAACACTAAGTGTCTATCTGGTGTTGATACCATCATATCTCTAGAAGCAGTGGGAGCTCCGCTTACTACCGTGGCTCTAACTGATAGATTAGCGAATGAAGGTTCCCATTCAAATACTTTTTTATTATGAACTAAAGCTAAAAGTTTTTCTCCAAAATTAACGAGACGCCATTGACCTGGTTCAATAATAACGTGAGAAGAAGAACTTGCACTCCCCCATCCAACAAAGTTGGTAGCGTCATAAACTGTGGATCCTGCACCATGGGCTGATCTTGTACTTCCGCTTGCTTGTCTAGTAATTCCTGTAATGGTATTGGTACCTGTATTATTACCAGTATATGTAATAAGTTCATTCCCTATCTGAACGGTTCCAGTAGAAGGAAAAGCAGTTGTTGCTGTCAATGTAATTTGTGTAGAGGGTGAGCCACCTGTACCATAAGCATCGTCGGCTAAGGTTCCTACTAAAGTTGTAAGAGTAGGTGGAACGGTTCTACCACCGAATGTATTAGTTCCCCATCCATAACCATAACCCTGTGTAACTGGACCAATCACATAATAAAATTCTACGTCTACGCTTCCTCCTGTAGCCGCAGAGCCTGAACCGGAAGCTGTAATAGTAAATGTGGTATCAGAAGGAGTAGTAATAATTTCAAATAATTTACCTTCAAAATCAGCGTCCGTTAACCCTGTACCACCTGGTAAAGTAACACTCTCTAGTAATATAATATCACCTACCGATGCTCCGTGGGTCGTGGCTGTTGTAATAACAACCGAAGTTGTTCCATCAAAAGTAAAGGTAGCTGAAGCTTGAGTACGGGTTAAGTCTAGAGGAGTGATGTCATAGAAGGCACCTTCAAAATAAATATATAAGAGTTTGTTTGTACCAATAGCCGCGTACCTATTGCCATCATTATCCACCCATACGTGCTGGTCTCGGCCTGCGCCTACTAAAGTGTCACTTCCCAGCTGTTGCCAGCCTCCTATTTTTTCTGGATAGCCATAACGAAACCTAGAATAATCGGAATTAACCCATTTTCCTTCGGCTCCTGTATCTGAGGACTGTTTATCTAAGCCCGGTTGTAATGTAATCTTGTGAAGCATATAACTCTCCTAGAGTAAAATATACTACATTTATATTATAATCAATTAGATTTAAAGCCTTTATAAAAGGCTGGAAGTCCTAAGAATGGACGTGTATCAAACTTGTTTGCTTTAGCGGTTTTCTTTTTAGCATCATTATAGTGCAGGAAAACTTGTCCACAGTCTTTACCTTTAAATTCTTCTCGCCAATGTTCAAGATCACATCCAGAATAGAGTAACATATCTCCTGGTTCTAAGTCTACTTGGACACCTGCTTGACCTTTTTTACCTGTTGGATCTAGATAAATAGGCCATGAATCTCCTCCTAAATGTAAGGTAGTAGAAACTTCACATGAGTATCTATCCTTATGTCGATGAAGAACGTCTCCTGTTTTATAAATTCTGGCATAAGAATAAGTTTCATTTAACTTATAACCTGTTTCTTTTTCCATCTTTGTTTTTAAAGTTTCTAATAATGTTTCCATTGCTGTATCTGAATAATGAGCATAAGTATTAGGAATCTGTTTATCATTCCATACTCCCCAGTATTCTGTAAAGGGTGAGATATACTTTGTATCAAATAAAAATCGAGCTACTTTTCTTTTCTTTAAAAAATAAGAGTAGACAAATGAAGCCAGTTCTTTTGGGATTGCTCCTCTTAATACTTTGTATTTATTTTTTTTAAAGTTCATAGTTTATATTTAAAGTTGATCTATATAATTTATTTGTACAAGTTGTGCTTTTATGTTCTTTTGATCCATCAAAAATAACACATTTATTTTTTTCAGATTTTATTTTTTTAAAAGGTTTTTTAAAAATAGTAAACCCATTATTTTCATTAACATAAAAAAGCGCTGTCGTATGAGGTTCGTTAGCACTAGAATCTGTATGGTAATTATGCTCAATTATTTTATGTGTTTGAGTATATAGATTTAATTTAACTCTTAATAAATTTTTTATCTGTAGCTTTTCAATAAACTCTGGCATTATGCTTTCATAAAACTGACTGTTTATTTTATTAAAAGAATATAGAAGATGGGTAAAGTAAACCTTCTTATCCTTTTTTGTTGTTATACCATCCTGAAAATACCAAGGAAAATTTTCGTTTGTTATTAAAGAATTTATTTTTTTCAAAAGATTTGAAGAAACAAAATTATTTTTTATCTTGAACATTTAATACTCCTTTCGGTATTGCTTGGCAGTTCCAATGTATAAACCTAAAAGGTTCATAGCCCATATCAACTGCATACATATGAGGCATATATGATGGAAAGAATATCATCCTTCCAGGTTTTACATTATAATTAACTTGATGACTAGCATAAGTTATTTTAGTTATATCTTTTTGAGGTAGAAGATTCATTAGGTTCCCTGCTCTGGGGTCTTCAAATACTGGTCTTGATGTTTTCTCGCTCGCTTTTAAAAAATAAAAACCAGATATATGTCCATTCCAATGAGTGTGTAATGTATGATGACCTCCTCCTTTTTTAGCAAATTCCTGTACCCACATTTCTGTAGTAAATAATTGATAATTCGTCATATCAAAACCCATCTCCATTAAAAGATTATGGGCCGTGGCTCCTATATAATTTTGTAAGGGTAAAAAATTAGGGTCACCAATTAAAGTGTTGGAATGAAATACGTGTCCCATATCTCCTCGATCCCCGAACTCTTTATTTCTTTTAGCTATGTCTTTTTTTAAATTTTTCTTCGATGTTTTAATATAAGGATCCGATGCTGTGTTTAAATCATCAACGAACCGTGGCACATCTGCAAACCATACAGGACATTTAAAATAATCCTCTCTGCTTAATTGTGTTGGAAATGCTTCAGCACTTCCGCAAGATATCTTATCTAATTCTTTTTTACTTTTTTTCTTTTTCATTTATATGGCCATCCTAAACTCCACATGACTAAACTATGTCTGGTTCCTTTTTTAACTGGACATACTCTATGCCACACGAATCCAGGAAATACAACCAAAGATCCTTTAGGTAATATTTCTTTACATTTCTTTATATTTGGTTTTTTATCTGGATCTAAATTTCTAAAATCAAATTCTAGTTCCCCACCTTTATAATCTTTAGGATCAGATAAAGTGAGTGTTACAGACAGTTTTCTAATCTTGCCATTCGAAGGATCACCTTGCTGTCTTTGATAGGGTCGATCCCAACCATCACAATGCCAATCATAATACTGTCCTTTCTTATATTGTGTAAATTGACAATTTTCTGACCAATCCCATTGAAAATTCCAACCAGCACTAACATTAGCTTGATGAACATAAGGTTGAATTTCTTTATAAATCCAACGCTCGTTTAACCAAACAATGTCTGAATCTCTTTTCTTTTTTAAATCCTTAATTTGTTTTTGATTTAATTTTTTAGGATCTCCGTAGCCACCAGTGCGTGCCATTTCGTCTTGAATAGATTTTGAATATTTAACAATTTCATCACAGATTCTAGCAGGGATTGCTGATTGAAAAAACCAATAATAATTCATTAAATTCATATGTCTTTATACATATGTTTTATCTTAATTTGAAGGGAGAGTAAAGAGAATTGATCTAGATCAATTATGAAACAGTTAAAGTTCCACTAACAGTAAAGGTAGCAATTTTTTGTCCACCCGGAGCAGTAGATGTTGCATTAGTACATGGAGTCACTACAAATGTTCTAGCACTTGGACCTCTTACAATTACTATTCCTGGTCCACCATTTCCACCACTTCCGCCATTTCCACCACCGCCTCCACCACCACCAGTATTAGCTGATGCACTTCCACCAGTTCCTCCACTACTTCCACCTGATGCACCACCTCCAGATCCGCCTGCTGCTCCACCTCCGGCCGGTGATCCACCAGCTCCTCCTCCGCCAGCTCTTGCCGTTGGTGTTTCATTGATTGAAGAAGTAGCTCCACCTCCACCTGTACTGTTTCCAGGTGCTGGGCCATACTGTGCTGAGTTTCCACCTGCTGCTAAAGCTCCTCCTCCACCACCATTTATTCTGTTTGGTGCACTATCATTGGCAGAATATCCTCCTGGATTTCCTTGAGGAGGAGAGACAGAAGGAGTATTTCCTGCTCCACCAGGTTGTCCACCAGTTCCAGTTCCTCCACCACCTGATCCTCCAGCTCCACCTATTTCTTCGGATCCACTTCTTGATCCACCACCACCTCCACCAGTAGAAGTTATTGTTGAAAAAACTGAATCATCGCCTTTAGTTCCTCGTGGGCCAGATGGAGCTGGTGTACCTGCTCCTCCTCCGCCAACGGTTATTGTATGTGCTACAAATCCCTCTACACTTAAAGTTGCTACACAAGCACCTAATGGAGATACGGTATAAGACCCATTAGAAGTACCAGCAGATTCTCTATATCCTCCAGCACCTCCACCACCAGCACCATAAGTACTAGGGGATCCTGCTCCACCGCCGCCACCACCAGCTACTACCATATAATCAATATCACCAAATTCAACATATGCTGGCCATGTTCCTGCTTGCTCAGCTTGAAATTGTGATTGCATTGACCACACACCACTTGCTTTATTTAATTCTTTTATCACAGCGATTCCCTTACCGCCGTTACCACCTTTTCCACTTGTTGGAGAACTACAAGATCCTCCAGCGCCTCCTCCGCCACCACCAGTGTTAGAACTTCCTGAAGTTCCACATCGAGAAGTATTTGAAGCACCTCCAGCACCACCTCCACCAGGTCCACCTGCTGAACCAGCGTTAGTGCCAGGATGGCCACCACCACCTCCGCCTCCACCTGCATACGTTGAACACGATAAAGGAGAAGCAGAACTTCCTGCTCCACCAGCTCCCGAACATCCACCTGCACCTGCGTCGGCTCCTACAGCACCAGCTCCACCTCCGCCAGCTCCACCTTGTCCACTTGTATCTCCACCATCATTTCCTTGACATGCCGTACCTGGAGCACCAGGGAAACCATTGTTTCCGCCTCCGCCGCCAGAACCTCCCGGAAGAGCATTGTCACCAGCATAGGCGCCACCAGCACCTCCACCTACAGATGTTAAAGTTGAACAAGTTCCTACTAAAGTTGAATCAGTGCCCGAAGCTCCACCACCGGTAGGAGTACAGGATGGAACAGCTGCACCTCCACCGCCAATTGTTACTGGAACAGTGGAACCACAAACATTTGCTTCTACGCATGTTAAATAACCGCCACCTCCGCCGCCACCACCAGCAACTGTATTAGCAGAATTTGTTCCTCCAGATCCACCACCAGCAACTAATAAAGCTGAAACAATTCTAGTTCCTGATCCAAGTGTCACATCTCCTGTACAAGTTACAGTTGTTGTGACACCCTTCCCGTAAGAAGCGTTATTAAGTTTTCCGATTAAACCACCATTTGATGAGGCTGAAGGGCTAGCCATATGAGTCTCCTTATGCGGATACCCAAGCTAGTGCTGATGCATCCCAATTAAATGAATTGTCGTCTTTATCTGTTGCAGTCCATTTTTGACCTGCTTCATCCCAACGTATATTTTTATCTGTAGTATCAGTTGGATAAGTGACTGGCGCTTGCCACTCATCATTTCCATCTAATACCCAAGATGCATATGGTTGAGGTGAAATAAATTTGTCTTTTGCAGAGTCAAAGGTATAACCTTTGCCTGCATATTGTTTTCTGAAATTATTATTATAAGAAGTCTGTTTCCAAGTTCCACCTTTAAAAAAATTTTTACACCATGTCTCACCATCAACATGCATGTCATTCTCCCCTAAAGGTCCAGCTGCTGTTGTAACATCGTTACCAACAACAATTACTCTTTTTACTATATTATTTTCATCTAATTCTGCGAAATGTGCCATATTTATACTCCTTAGAAATTAATTTATATTTTAAATTTAACTTATTGTCAACGTTCCAGTAACTGTAAATTTAGCTACTTTATCATTAGTCGGTCCTACACAAGATGTTACCGGATTAAGCGGACTTGGGGTTGCTGCTAAAGTTCTTGCACTAGGTACTCTTAAAATTATAACTCCCGATCCACCAGTTCCTCCAGCGGTATTCGCTGTCATAATCGGATTACTGCCGGCTGATCCACCTCCACCACCAGTATTAACATCTCCAGATTCTCCAGCGATAGGTGTTCCTCCTGGGGTTGCTGGGTTGTAATAACCTCCGTCTCCACCTCCACCGGGACCTCCAGCTGAAGCACACGCACTACTAATTGGACCGGATGTAGGAGATACATTACCTCCACCTCCACCCCCTGCGTATGTTACGGGGCTCCCTGTAATACTATTTGCTGTACCACTTCCTCCGACACCAGTACCTGCGGGTTTACCTTGGTTACCAGCGCCACCGGCTCCACCTCCACCGCCACCACCAGTAGCCCAGCTTCCTGGGGCACCAATATTTCCTCCAGCATTTCCTTCTGACGGACTATATCCTCCCGCATTTCCTGTTCCACCTATACCTGGATGTCTATTTGTTGGAGTACACGACCCCATTCCTGCTCCTCCACCTGAACCACCTGGATTTCCAGCTCTACCACAGTTACCACCACCCGTACCTCCGGCTGATGCTGAAATTTGTGTGGTGCCTTCTACACCTCCGGGATTAAAAATTGAATCACTTGTACCACCTCCAATTGTTACGTCATAAACTCCTGTTCTTAAAGTTAAACTTGAAACGGTAGGAACGTCATAAGATGTTCTTAAACCTCCAGCACCTCCACCACTACCTAAAGATCCATTTCCACCACCAGCGATCACTAAATAATCTACATCTGCAGTAGTATAAGTCCAGTGATCATTTTTAACTTGATTATATACAGTACCCATGCTCCAGACTCCTGAAGCTTTATTTAATTCTTTTACGATCATTAATCCTGATCCACCAGTTCCACCGCATCCTGGATCATTTCCTAATCCTCCACCTCCACCACCAGTGTTTACTGTTCCACTAACTGCGTTAGGGGGACTTTGATTTGTATAACTTCCTCTTCCGCCACCACCAGCTCCGCCAGCACCACCTGCTGCGGGGGCCTGAGCATTAGCTGCGCCACCACCTCCACCACCAACATATGTTACGGGTGCTCCTGGATAACATGCAGCAAAACAAGTTCCTGCTCCACCAGCTCCACCGGTTCTTGAATCCGGTCCAACGCCTCCTACAGCGCCATGTCCACCACCTCCACCAGAGGCTGCAACATAAAAAGGAGCCGGTGCTGCACATTGACCAGCGCCTCCATCATTTCCTTGAGGTCCACCTAAAGCTGTGGGAACTGCGGGAGTATTTCCTGCTCCACCAGGCTTATATGATGGATCAGCTACTGGTCCATATTGACCAGCACCACCACCACCTGAACCGCCAGCTACTGCCATTGCACTGGCTTGTTGTCCACCTTTTCCCCCACCTGTTGAAGTGTAAGTAGTACAACCAACTACTAGAGTAGAAGGATTGCCATTAGAATGAGTATATGAATTTGGTGCAGAAGCTCCTGCGCCACCTGCTCCGATTACAGCTGCATAACCAGTACTTCCATCTACAGCTATATTTGGTATATTGGCAACACCACCAGCGCCACCTCCACCGGCCTGATTACCACCGCCAGCACCGCCAGCAACAAGTAATACATTAACTAATCTTGTTCCTGATTCTGTTGTGAATGTACTAGGGCCACTTGCTGTTACTGATGAGACTTTATTTAAACCAATCGATATCGTATTAACAGGTCCAATTATTCCGCCATTGCCAGCCATAATAATTTAACCCCCTAATCGATTAGCGTTTCATATGATATGAATAAGTCTAATGAAGTTGCGGCGCTTGATCCACCTTTTAATGAATCACCTTCCATAAGATAGATAGGTGTGTCTGAAACAACTAATGAAGCATTAGCTGGTACTGAAATAACTTTTGCTAAATAAATAGTTGCATCTCCTGTGGTACCAGTAAATCCAGCTGAGCCATTTCCCATGCCGTCAACATATAAATTTAAGTTCGCTGCATCTGTAGCATGAACATTAGTACATACAATTCTATTAACTTTTACAACATACTCAGAGTCAACTGTTAATAATTGAGTTGTTAAACCAGTAGTTAGGTTCCAACCTAAATTACCACCTTCGATTGTTGCGACTGATACTATATTTGGATTTGCCATAATTTAATTCCTATATTGTTATTTACCCGAAAACGATAGC